GAATATTTGCTACCGTTCCCCACTCTGCATCAAGTGTAGAGTTCAAGTTTGGATAGTTACACTTTTGCACAAAGCCAGTGACATTATCGAGCTGTCCGATCATGTCAGTATGACCAAGGCCAAAGTAAGCGTCCCTTACAGGCGCTGTTCCAAACTTGTTCTCGCCTTCAACTCCAGTTAAGAAGCTATAGGCGTTATTCCCACGAAGCGTTCTAATGACTAAGTCACAGTCAGGTCGTGTTATTTCTGTCGGGTTATCCTAAATTCTGTTACTTTATTGACCATGTAAATCTGCTTTACATGGCGAGGAAGCCTATTGCACTTCCTTCACTATGTTTCCACAATGTTCAGAGCACCGCATCCCTTTCGGGTCTTCTCGCTTGCTTCGTTCAGGCTGATCAGTTTCAAATATGTAGACTTTTTTACGAAAAGGAATTTTATTTTCCATAGATTCCCACATATTTGTTGTGAAATTTGGATAGTAAATAAGTTTGTCATCTTCATTATACCAACAATCATCTTTCCAGATATAAATTGGTGAGTTTCTTTTATTTGCAATCCATTTCATAATCTTGCCCCTTGTTGTCGCCGTCTTTACGCTGCGAGTTCCAAGTCTATTAGAGAAGATTTTAAAACGGCAATATCCCTTTTTTGTTTACCGTTTACACCATTCGTACAGTTGATGAATGAGGCTGTTGATGCCAACATGTCTCTCATTAACTCGTCTTCTGTTTGTCTGCTTTCTGTTACTTTTATGACCTTATTAAATAAGGCGGAGAGTCTTGTTAATCCTCTCTCCAAATCTTTCGAAATGGTTCGGACTATCGCATGAAGGATTTTTTCCCTTCCTCTACCGTTTAGTCTCTGCGGGTCTTGATTAATATTCCGTTTGCCTGTAAAATAACATGCATGGAACAAGATATTTACGACCTCTCTTATTGTGCAGGATATCTTGATGGAGACGGATGTTTCTATCTTGGAAAAACAATCCAAAAACCTAAGAACATTGTTGTTTACGAATATAGTATTCAAATTCTCTCGGTAAAGAGAGAAGTACTCGATCAGTTTTGTTCCAAGTTTGGTGGATTTGTCAAAGAAAAGGAAAAACGTCCTCATCACAAAACTCCTTATCAATGGATGTTGAAAGGTAAAAGATCTGCTGAATTGACAGTTCTCATTACCGACATTCTTGTGGATAAGAAGATTGCCTCTACGCTTTTTATTGAATTTTCCGAAACGATTTCCAAAAACTACTGGAAAGAAGTTCAACTGGAAGTGATTCAACGAAGGGAAGAAATTATCAAAAAACTTAGAGAAGATAGACACATGAACAACTTTGTTACAAAAGAATCGGTTGAAGCCGTTAATTCCAGAAAAAAGATTATAGATCCAGTTCCTAGAGATTATGCCTATTTGGCAGGTCTTATCGATTCTGAAGGTTGTTTCAGAATAAAACATTGGAAACCAAAAAATAAACCTAATCAAGTTTATACAATTACACTTGAGATTGGTAATACTAAACTTCCCATTATGCCGTTTCTTGTAGAAAGATTCGGAGGAAGTATTACATTCATACCCGCTAGGTCTAATAAAAAAGCATCGGCTACATGGACTCTTTCTGCAAAAGCTCTTTATAAAATTCTCCCTAAGGTTTATCCATTCCTTACTAATAAGAAAGATGTTTGCCAGAAGCTGCTTGAATTTCAAAATACTATACTTCCAAATGGTGGAGATAGAAATTCTGAACTCTTTCGTGCTCTTTTCGAAAGAAATAGAGAAGTCAGAGACAGGATTATTGATGAAATTCATTTGCTTAACGCTAAAGGCAGTCATAATTAATCAAGTTCCCTCTGGTTGCCATAGGCTATGCAGCCTTTAGGTTTTCCAAGGTTTTTAGGTAAAGTTTATTGTCCCCCATAACGTTAAGGGACACCCCAAGTCTTTCCGCAGCTTGGTTTAGGGCTGGGTCTTGGTTTTGAAGCGTTACCTGTTCGTTCATCAGGATATACGTTCCGTAGAAGTCGATCTGCGCATCAATATTCAACGCAGTCAAATTCTGAGGAGCTGGAGTAATCCCAGAGTTGCCAAGCGGCACAGGCGCCGTTGCAAGGGGATTATACCGTCTCATTCTCAAAGTAGTACCACCATTACGTGGCATATTTTTCAGATCCGCAGGAATCTTGTGGATCATATAGGGAACTGGCCATTCTGTTGCTTTTCTGACCTATCTTTAACAAGAACTCCCAGTTTGCTTCCTTGGGTTTCTTTGTTAAACTATAGGCGGGGAACTTCTTCGAGTATCCCTCACGACCTTATTTAGCTATAGTCGTGTTCTGACTGTCGCTTACTCTTTAGAGTCCCTCTCACTCAGTCGATCACGGTGGCTTTCGCCTTCCGCCCTGTCATCCCGCTGTGGATTTCCAAGTCAATCAGAGAAGGTTTTATTTCGGCACTATTCTACCGAAAGCAGTTTCAAACTGAACGACTGCTGGATGGGCGCAGGTAACGTTGATGTAGTTGTTATAGACATTTCTATACCTAAATTGTGTGAATAATCTTCGGTATAGTTGACGAGACTAAGTTTACGTCGTTTTGACTGGGCGAGGTCAATACACCCAAAAAAGAAAGAGCTAGCGAGACTCTTGTAACGCTAGCCCAATTGTAATGACAAGAAATTATTTTGCAATATTTCTTTCAAATCTTCTTATACAGAACGGGCATTGTTCTATTCTCTGATCGAAATACATCTCCTTAATAGATCCATCTTCAAGCTTCCAATAGAAAAAATGCCTCATTCCATCGAACGATACCTTGTACGTCAGAGCAGGAAAATCATGTACATGGAAGAATTCACTATTTTGCAACGAACTTCTCTATTGTAGAGTCTCTTACTTCATCTAGAAGACCTTGAAGATCCTCCCCGCAATCAGGGCAAAACATATAACCCATGTTACTGATGTAATACCAACCCTTTGTCTTCTCTGATGTAGTGTTGCATCGCTTGCAGACCGCTTCATCAACACCTATGATGTCTGCTTGAATCTTTACAAGAGAGTTTTTTATTTTAGACATATTGCTAGCCTCCTTTCTGAGCTTGTTTCATCTCTCTGTACATTTGCTCTCTTAGCTCCTTAGAAAGTCCATTTTCGAATGCTGCTACATTTCCTAGAGCCGATTGCTTTGAAGCTGCTTGGACGGAAAGCGGCTTTTTAGAGTTTTCTATAGCTTTCTTCTTTTCAATGGAATCATCTTGTTTAAGGGTAGGCTGTACGAACTTCTTAATGTATTTATATGCTAGGGATACCTGTTCGCTTGAGCCTAATCTCATATTTGATAGAGTTTGCGCTAGTTCAGGCTCTTCTTTTGTTAGAATTTCGATATTTTCCTTGGTGACGACTTCGTCAAGATCTGGGAACTTAGACCTTATTCGTTGCTCTTCCAATTTTGCTTCTAGAGCAGCTAACTTCGCTTCCATTTCATCGATTTTCTTCTTAGTTGGCTTGGAATGTTTAGCAAAAAGCTTCTCTGTATTTGCAACAGTAGTTAGGTCATCTTGTTGGAGTTTTGAGAGTTCTTCTTCGAGAATGTCCCTTTCTTCTTTAGTTTGAGCGCTTTTACTTTGTTTAAGTAGTTCGAGAAATTCGCTATTTCTTCGTCTTTCTTCTTCAAGCCTTCTTTCAAGTTCATCAGCGCGTCTTTTATCCTCTTCTCTTTGTTTCCTGAGTTCGGCAAAGTTGTATTCTGCATCTTTTCGTTTAGTAGGCTTTTCTTCTTCTACTATCTCTTGTGTAGGTTGTTCTTGTTGTATTGCTTGTTCTTGAACTTCTTGAGGTTGTTCTTCGTCTTCAGGCATTCTGTAGCTCCTTGGCTTGCGAGGCCGGTTACGCGTTAGTAAACTAAAATATTTAATACTAAGAAAAAGAAAAGTAGTCAAAAAATATTTACAAAGGCATACAAGAATAAAAGAAAGTATGGTGAATTTATGAAGCTTCTTGGTCAGTTCTCATTGATGTTTTTAGCATGTCTTCTAGCTTTGATAGTATTCGCATGCATTACAGAAGAAGATGAACCAGAGGAAAGAGTGTGCTCTCCTGTTCAGGAAGATCTTTCAAGTGATCAGCTGAGGGAGAGCTACCAGATGCGGCATGAAAAGAAAAACTAAGACTTTTCGAACGGCGTTTTTTCTTTTATGGGAGATGCTGTCCATTGAGCAAGGTTCTCATCGTAAACCTTGGCATTTTTCACTATTTGCTTAAAATTTTCCATGCTTGGCAAGGTCCAGAGATATTTTAGATCGCCTTTGTTGTAATGTACTTCCCAAACATCCTTTCCGAAGTAAGGAAACATTGTCATCATGTTCTCTGGAACAGGCTCAGTTTGACGGGGACAAAACCTTCCACGAACGACGTTAACAGCCCAAGGCTCTTTGTTATAAAGATAGACTACGTAGAATGGATCTGAATACTTTTTCTCATTGTGGCCGACTTCTATGGCCTTATATAGATCTTCTATATACTGCTTCTGTCTTCCTTCGGCGATGTCTTCTGCTGTAACAGACGGTAGATGTTCTTTTGATAAGATATCGACTACTGCTTGACCGACTCGTTTAGCTTTTGATCCGAAACGATTATAATCGTATTTGTCAGACATGATGCCTCGTAAAGTTTTTACTTTACTGATACATCAAGTAAAATATTTTGTATACTTTTGTAAAGCAGCTTTACATCAGTCGCCTTTTTGAACGCATGTTCGAACACACTCAAGAAAATGATCGAGCATTGTCTCAATGTCGGAAGGTCTATAAAAAAACGTTCCGTCCTTTAGAGCAAGTTTCCTTGTTTCTGGAGACGGAGATATACCAAATTTCGAACGTATCCACTCTGAGGATGAGTTCCTAGCTCCAAGAAACTCCTGAAGCTTTCTTCTCTTCTCATAAATAGGATCAAACGTCGTCTTCGTCTTTCTCTTAATAGTCTTCTTCTTTAAAGGACGAAGGTGGGCAAGAGGCTTTTCTTCCAATCAATAACCTTTCGAGTTCTTCATGGATTTCATGAGCTTCTTATCTTCTTTGATGCCTTTCTTCTGTTCTTTGATGTCTTTCTTCAAATGAGAGGACACTTTAGCGCCTTTCATAGCCTTTTTCATCATAGAACTAAAAAGCTTCTTGTCTTGTGCTTCATCCGGATGAGCTTTCTTTGCCATAGTTCCTCAGTGAGTAAGGTAAGGCCCCTGAATCTTTGGTTTTTCTACAGGCTTTGACTTAGGTATCTTGATACCCTTCTGTTTCATTACCTGTTTGGAAACCTTTTCCGGTTTACCGTGGGGCCTTATCATGATCGTCATATTATTTCTGATTGGAAATGTTTTTGCTTCTTTTGGAAGTCATTTGTTTCGTGCAGGAATCAACGCCAGTGATGGTATCGTCAATTTCTTTATCATTCCCATAAGGATATTTTGGCCAATCTTTTTGTACTTTTTCTTGGGGCATATTGGCAAAGCTGCCTTTTCCTGAATCTTTAAACATACGAGGTCTCCTGTTATGTTTTTTCCAATGTAATTAAAATAAATATTTTACGCTATAGCTTCTTGAGGAGATTCTTTTCTTGTTTCTTCGCCTCTTCCTGAAATCTGTTGGACAATAGATATTTCTTTCTCAAGTTGATCTAAGTCCATTCCCTGAAGCTCTTTTACAGCTTTTATAAGATTAAGAACTGAGCTAGTTCTATCTTCATCAGCCCTTTGTATTCTTTCAGCTGATAAAGCGGCATCAAGCTGAACCTTATTCATTCTTTCAGATGCAAGTGCTTTCTGTGACTCAGCGTATGAGAGCTTTGTCTCATTATCAACCTGCATATTCTGCATCTGTAGCTGTGCCATTTGTGCTTGTTGTTGAGCTTGCTGTTGTTCTTGGGCAACGACAGATTGTATGAGTTCTTCTTTATCGGGTAAGTTCGAATGTTTAATGAGGTATTCTGTTGTGATTGGTATTCCAATTTCTCGAAGATAGAGCGCTTTCTGAAGAGCGAGTTGCTTCTGTGTGGATGTTAATGGTGCTTCTTCAACGACACAATCGTATTTACCAAAGGCTCTATTATAGAATTGATCGGTAGGATCTTCGTTGAGTATCCGTTTTATCTTCCCCGGTGTCCAATTTGCTTGCATGATCTCTAAGTGTAATTTTCCAAGCATCTTTTGCGATCTGTCTAGATGATCAAAGATAGTCTGAAGTGTTGTAAGCCCTGCTCCTTGTCTGAGCATGGAAAGAATCCCAGCTTTATCGTCTTCAGCACTTCCTAGAAGTTCCTCGTTAACACCAGATATCTGTTGTATTTCCTGTCCGAGAAGCTCAGACAGTTGAATCATAGATGGAGGAATCTGTGGTGGTTGTATTGGAACAACATCTGCTATATTCGCTTCTGCTTTGAGAGCAAGCCCTTTCCCTTGTCCCTGTAGAAAAACGTCTTTTGGATTAACAAGAGAATTCTCTTTGTATATGAATCCAGAAGTCATTTGAGACTCTAAAATGTCTAGTTCTATGATCCTACGCCTATTGTAGAGGTATTGTGCGTCTCTAAGACCTCTAACAACACCTTGTACACGCCATGGAAAGTAAGGTATTTGCGGTTCATAGTATCCCCATACTGGCACAAATGGGTATCTATCTATACCAAGAGGGTTGGGCCCATGATACATCACTTTTCCCTGAACAACGATAGCGAGCTTGACAGTAGGTATTTCTTGATCAAGTGATATTACCTGTGGGTAGAACTTAAGAAAGTCTTGGAGATCTTCATCCTGACCTTTCCACTCTTTACATTCTCCAGTCAGTGTATCTATGAGCATTTTTTGCTTACGGGAATCTAGGTACCAAAACTCATCGAAAATAAGAAGATCTTGCATGGCATAAGAATAAGACTCGGGAAGAAACTGAAACTTCCCATCTCTATTCCCCCATCCTCTTAGCTGTCTTATTTCATCATCTCTACCAGGTAAAATTCCTGCTAATTGGCTTCTGGAAAGGTACTTCCTTGTCCAAAGAGAGTTACAGTCAGATAGATCCATCTTCTGAAAGTATGGGTCTATTAGGTACCCATTATAGGAGACGTTATCGACACGTATGTCACCATTTACCGGATCCGTCCTAAAATCAAGCCAAGTCGATAAAAGATTCATTCCAGTCTTAACAGCGCCTTCAAAAGCTTCTGAGATATTGTCATGTACTGATGCCGTATTATCTACGTGGTACATGAGCTTTGAGAATTGATCAGCTGTCTTCTCATCAGATCCTTCGACAGGAGTAACCGTCGTAGACTTTCTATGCTGTCTCTGATAACCGGAGATCATGTTGACTATACGGCGAATACGGTTGAAGTTGAATTGCCGTCTTCTGAAGGCAGGAAGATTTCCGTATATATCGTTCCAAAGAGTTTGATCCCCGGCTACAAAACGAGAGTCCGTATCTGCCTCTGACCAGTAGGATTGATTGATCGTAATATACTTAGAATAAGTGTAATCCATCAGCTTAAGGATGTCTCGATCATTATCTACGTAGTATGACTCAGAGAGTTGGGGAAACAATGACATACAGGGTCCTAAGTAAATAAAATATTTACTTTACAATAATGCTAACCCCTATTCTTTTCAAAAGTCTTTACGTCACTTTTTCCTTGATTTTCAAGACTGGAACGCCTAAACCTGTCATAAACAGAGAATTTTATGGAAATCACCTACTATTTCAAATCAAAAGACCCTGAAAGTAAGATAGTTGCAGAGTTCGGACTCAAAATACCCGAATGGGATCTTACATTTTCAAAAATGAAGCTCGTTAGAACCCTCAATGGAGGGCTTTTTGTTGCTGGACCATCCTACGAAGGAAAAGATAAAGATGGTCAGAGGATTTACCGAGATTACTGGTATTTTGGTAAAGATACTGGGGCACGATTTAAAGAAAAAGCGCTTAAGACTGTGCAAGAGTACATCGAGAAGAACTTTGGTAGGCAAGAAGTAAAGAAAAGCGAAGATATTCCCTATACAGAGGATTTGTTCTGATGATAAAAGCAAATCAAGTTTCTATTACCTGTTTTATTCATTATGATGTTGACGTATTAGAAGAGGAAATAAATTCTTTCTTTTCTTCTAGGTCTGATGAGACAAAATTTGTTGATTTAAGAATTATAAAACCCGATCCAAAAATAGAATCAGAAAATTTCTTTTCATAGGTAATTCTAAAAAATGATGGGAAAGACCGAGAGATATTTGAAGAATGAAAATTTCAATTATTGGAACGCATGGAATAGGGAAATCAACTCTAGCATATCAGATCGCCTGTGCAGCCAAAGAACGTGGTAAGAACGCCATTGTAATAAACGAAGTAGCCCGTGCTTCGCCATTTCCCCTTAATGAAGGGTTTGATCTCAATGGAGCAACTTGGATCGTTACAAGTCAGATAAATAGGGAATTAGATGCTATTGCTCAAGGAGTCGATCTTATAGTGTGCGATAGATCTTCCTATGATCCAATTTGTTACCTTGAAGCGGCAGACCATCCAATTGAGTGTTATCAAAAGCTAAAATGGTTTGCCGAGGAATGGCTAAAAACGTACGACAAGGTCCTATTCGTTCTACCATCAGGAAATGAGTTGATTGAAGATGGAATACGATCTATGGATAAAGAATATCAGGAAACAGTACATGGTATCTTTTGGGAGACATTCAAAAGAATCAAGGGGAAAAAGCTTTCCTACGTACAGTCTCATAGGATATTTGATGGAACTATTTCTGATGTTATCAATGGCCTTTTAGGTATGAAGGCATGACAAACGATCAGTTATGCCTTATGACATACTGTGTCTCCTGCATAACGCTCTCTTGCTGTCTTTGCATACTTATTATTCTTTACGTGAATAAGTTGAAATAGGTGAAATATGATTTTCTCATGGTTTCTCACAATGGTTGCTCTTGCTGGAGCCATAATGAACTCTCAAGCCAAGAAAGAGGGTTTTTACCTATGGCTAATATCCAACCTAGGTTTTTCTATTTACAATGCCTCAATAGGTGAGTGGGCAATGAGCGTACTTTTTGCATGTTATTTAGTCATAACTATCAATGGCATCAGAACGTGGAATAAAAAGGATTTATAATGGAAGAAAGGACTACAGAAGAAGATGGGATAAAAATGGTGTCAGATTCTGAGATAATAGAGAATATGAACAACATTTCTTCGACCGCGTATAATGTGATTGTGAAAGGGATTGGCGATCTAAGGTTAACAGACAAAGAGAAAGATATATTACTGATAAATTCAGTAATAGATATATTCATTTTTTCTGTAAAAGAAAAAATCAAAGAGGATCACTACGAAGATGTAATAGAAACGCTTAGACAGCTACTCACTAAATGATTCATTAAATAAAAAATAATCTTCGTCTCCCAACGTAGGAAAACTATGAAAAGTATTTTATTGTCATCGATTATTTTACTGTCTCCTTGCTTGGCTGAGGAGTCTTTTGAAAGTCACGACTATTCAAGTGCATGGAGAGATATTTACAGCGAAGAGTATGGACTTGCTTGCTATCGCCTGAAAGATATTGATATATCTCAACCAGAAGATGAATTACACGTACTTCTCATGAAGCTCTTTATAGCTGTTAAACGAGGAAAGACTAGCACACAGTTCGACATAGTGGAACAGATAGAAGAACTTGTAGAAGATGAATATGTCAGATAGAGGAATATGAAAGCTAATGGGTAGATTCTATTTAAGAGTGATATTGGTATCTTCTTTAGCAGCTGCTTTAGTGAGTTCCATAGCGTTATTTGGATACAATCTGTGCTTTCATAAAGAAAAAAAGAAAGATCATATCGAAAAAAAATCGCATCATTCTTGCGATTGGTACTCCGTTACTGAAAAACTACCACGTTTAGGACAAATAGTTTGGGTATACGTTCCATATTGTGATTCAGGAGAAAGAGTTTCTATAGCAAAATATGACGACGATATGGAACATTGCTTTTTTATTGACCTCGAAACACATTGCTCTTGGGAAGAGGATGATGTCGTTATGTGGAAGAAGATGAGATATCCTGATGAGCCTGACGATATTTAGATAATAGGTGATTTGTCATGCATAGAAAAACAATGTTTTCTATACATGATTAAGTTGTCATATATACTTTTTCTGCTCTTATAAGGGAAAAAGCGAGATGTGTAGATCAGTAGTACCTCAAAGGCTCCTGAAAGGGAGCTGGTAAATCAGCCCTGTATCCCATAGCCTGTGCATAATCCCTATCAAGGTCTTTTGCGGATCTAGTAGAAGTTCCCTTATTAAATCGATGAGAAAATAATGCGTACCTTAAGCTGTCGACTCCGTGGTCGAACTGTTTCAATGGTTTATCTTCTCCTTTGACTTGTGACTTAGGATCCCATACGTAGGATTGAATCTCACTTATGAGATTGTCGCATGAACGGCATATCTTGAGTGTTCCGTTATTGAGAAGATTATTTACGTATCGTATTCCATCTATGACTTCGTTTTCCGCTTCGTAGAGGTTTTGCACCCCTTCCCTTTGCAGTTCAACTCGGAAGGAGACGGCACTGGGATCAAGGTAGATTCCACGTACGTTTTTTCCTTCGATGAATCGCTTGAGGTCTTCGGCGTATTCTGTATCTGTTTTTTGCCTTTGGTGCTTTTTGGAATCATAGTAATATTCAGATTCGACCCACAACATAGGATATTTCGATTCATTAATGCCAACGAGTACAAAAGCACAAGGGTTACTAGTCCCATAGTCCACCCCAACAATATAGTATTGAGCAAGATGGCCGGGGAAATCGATAGTATGAAGGTTTTTATCGAAGGTATCGTAAATAGCTCCTTCAGCTTGTACCCATAGTCCCTCAATGAATCTCTGATACCATAGACCTTTGTACTGACGTTTAAGATACTCTTTTTGATCATGTGTAAGCCTCGGATTATCGTCTAGAGTGAATTTCCAGCTCTTTACATCAGGATTGTTATCAAGAAAGTCCGTTTTAAGCCAGTGAAAAGGAGAATCTGGGTTTGTCGTACCGAAAATCTTTGCTTCTCCCATAGCGCAACGACTTATGAGCATGAACCATACAGATTTTGGTATAATGGTTATCTCGTCAACGTAGGCACCAGAAAAGGTAGGACCACGTATCTTCATTTCGGCTCTTTCATCATCTGCGCCTACGACAAATACTTTCTTGCCGAACATATTCATTTCCCTTTTTCCGGCATAGTATTTACCGTTTGCTTTGCAAATTCCTAGGAGAATATCTCGTACGTTTCTATTAAAAGTATCGTATGTACGAGTGATGATGACGTAATTCCCTTCCGGTCCATTTTGTAGCTCTCTTACAAATCTCCATAGGCTTGCGTATGTTTTTCCAGATCGGACAGAACCTTCCCAAATATTGATTCTAGCTTGTGATTCGTAGATCGAGTCTATCTGTTTTTCTGAGAAAACGTCTTCTATTCCCATTCAATTCTCCCTTTCTTAGGAAGACACACTATAAAAACGAAACATAATTTACTCAACACATTGAGTAAGTTTACTCAATCCTTATGTAAAGAATGTCAAATGATATTTTTACAAACTCACCTTGGTGCTATGTTAAGTATATTCTTGAACAAATACCCTAGTGAGGTTAATACCATGGCAAGGAAACTTAAACAGCCTAATCCATCTGTGTATGGTGCAAGTCACCCTTTTGATACTCCATTTCCAGATCCGATTTCTTCCTTAAGAGATCCAACTACTTCAGATACCGGATTTGATATCGGTCAGGCATGGATCAATAGAACAACAAACCAAGCATGGATCATGACAAATCCAGGAGTATGGGCTTTGTCCTCTCCAGGTGCTTCGGATGTTGATACGATCAACGGTCTCTCTCCAGTAGCTGGGAACATCAATATTGCCGGTGGTACTAATCTTGGTGTCGTCAACGCTGGTAACACTGTCACATTAAACATGGATGCCGCCATAGACGTAGCAACTAGCGTCACTTCCCCACTGTTCACTTCGGGAGCTGGTGTAGATTTCACCATAGAAGCTCCAGCTGGACAAGATGTGATCGTTCAAATGGGCGATAACGGAGGTGCTAATAAAACTTCCTTTACCGATTCAGATGGCGTTGAAGTTTTTGCGATCGATTCTAATGGTTCGATTGGTACTTTGGCAGGTCTCACAGTAACAGGGGCGTTCACCCAAACAGCTGG